CGAACAGGCTGGGGTTGAAGATCGCTCGATTGTTGCTGCTGGCGTTGCTGGCGGCGCTCCTCGCGGTACCAGTCGCGGTCATACATGCCCATAGAAGCCTCCAGTCGTCTAAGCGGGTCCCTCCCGCAAGCGGGAGCCCTCCCGCTTAGCCGCCAGTCTGCTTGTCAGGGGTTTTGCCTGCAAGTGAGACCTGAGGGAGTCCGGAGACAACGTAGCCGACATCGAAGCCCTTGAACTCCAGGCTGATCACGGTCAGCGAGTGGAACCGGATCGTATAGCCTGCGTCTTCAAGGTCACGAAAACCGACCTGGCGAATAGGCTGGCCATTCTGGCTGATGGTGACATAACCGTTAAGGTACTCAGTCGGCTGATCGTCGCCCTGCCTTGTGCGGTGGCCACGCTGTAAGGCGGCCAGATGCATCGTATAGCCCTGATATGGGTGAATCAGCTGTTCAGGCCCGCGAGGCTGCGCAACCTCAGCAGCAGGCGCTACAGGCGCTTGAACGACGTGCTCGATGACGACAGGTTGAGCCTTAACCGGTGGCGGTGCCTTCTTGTCGTCGCGCGTGAGCTGGTAACCAACGATGCAGAAGAACAGAGCAAAGCAGATGGCAGCACCCTTGAATGGCCAGCGTTTCCAGAGCGGCACGATATCGTTGGCCATCGCCTCAAGAACCGCACCATTGCTCTTAGTGTGCGACTTGTAGAGAGGAAAATACTTGCTCTCGTAGTCACGCACAGACGTGTTTACAACTTCTCCACGTAGACCGTCTTGAACCTTGCGAATGTACTTATCGTTACTGCCGAATGCCGTTGCTTTCTTGCAGCGGTAAACAACTTGCACGGCGTCACGGATCGCCTGATTGATCTTGCCGTAAGACTGGGTAATCAGAAGAACGTCAGCGCCCTCATGGCGATGCTCTGCGAACCACTCCTCGATAGCGACTGGCGTGCCAATCCTGGGGAGTGACTTGTGACATTCGTCAATAATGTAGAGGGGACCAATTTCGTTATCGCCGCGCCACTTATCGCCGTAGTCTTCAAGCCGACTGAATGGAAAATACATCTTGCCGTCAAACTGGTAGTTGCCGCGTATCTCTATGAGCTTGGTCGAGCCTGGAAAGAAGTGCTCCCACATATCCAGGCGCAACGGCAGATTTGTAATGACCTTCCTCCCCTGTTCTACCACTGCTGGAATTACATGAAATGCGACGGACTCATAAGACTTGCCGCCACCCGGCTGACCCAATAGCAAGTTGATCATGATCAAGAACCCCAGCGAACGAACGGAATTGTTTGAAGCAAGAAGCGGATAACCAAGCCTGCAACGATAATGCTTAGGGCCTGAGGAATGCCAATGTAACCGAGCATATTGGCAACGTCAGCGGGGATCATGTTGTAGTAAGTCTGAGGATTAAACGGGATTGCAATAGCATCGAGCGCGCCGATAGCGATACCTAGAACAGCCTCAAACGACCAGCAGAACAGGTCGGTGAGCATATTCCAGATATCGACAAAGACCTGTTTAAAGCAGAGAAGAAGCCATTTGGCGAAGTTAACGACCTTCGCAAGTATTGCAGTAAAGAACTGAAAGATGCCGGCCATGTCAGCCTCCAAAAGTGACTTTGCGGAATGTAAACAGCGCTGTTACGAGGAGAATGATTTTTACGAAATCGAGAACGTAACAAATCGAGGAGAAATGAACGGTGCCGTAGTTCGCCCAAGAAGCGATATTGAAGCCAAGACCAAACGCAGGACAAGAGCCAGAGAAGGACGGAACAAAACCCTGGAGGAATTGCATAAACGCAGATTGATCTACGTCCGCCCTAGCCTGCTGCCATACACCAGATAAGCCGTCAGGGTACTTCTGCTCGTAAAAGCTTGGTACTTCGGGAAACTCAGTGTCGTTAAAGCTGTAGTCAGTGCTCTCCTCCTCCTGAGTTGGAGTATCTGTAGGCATCCCGTCTGTTGTTTCAGTCTCAGTGACGACGCCATCAGTATTCTGCGTAGTTTTTGTTGTCGTGCTGTAGTTGTAGTGGTTAGGCCCAAAGTTATATTCATAACGATTTTGAACAGTTGTCGTTGTCGTTGAAGTAGTGCCGTCAGGATTCTTGGTCGTAGTGGTAGTTACCTGGGGCGTGCCGGTCTGGCTGACTGGGCCTTGAAGATCGCCCCATTCGGACATTTCGTCATAGCAGCGAGCGGGAGCGTTAGAGCCTTCGCAAGAAGCTCGGACCATATCGCGCACAAAATCGGAATCACGAGCTGCGGCCCAGTCATCCATGGTTATCCAATCAGCATCTGAGGGTGAAACCATGGCAACGGCAAGACATTGCCCCGTATTGGGGTTATATGTTGAACCTTGCGGGCACGATGAACCAGATAGAGAGGTAGCGTTGCCACCAGTAAATACAGTGCCGTCGGGCCTGCGAAGAGTGATATCGCAATAGAATCCAGTGCCAAAAGGCCGAACATCCTTTGATATAAGCTCGAATCCGGTCGTGCCAATATAATACTGATGGTTTGCAGCGCATGCAGAGACGGCAGAAGTGTAGCGAATAGGTGGATTTGAAGGAGGGTATGGAACGGTCCAATAGTAATCCCCGGGGTTAGTGCCGCCGACCTCCTCAAGGCCTGGAACCTTAATCTGAGAATCCTCAATAATGCCATCGACGGCAGCAATAATTGCAGAAGCAGCAGCGCTAGCAACTACGCCAGGAACACCACCGCGCATGGCACCTGTCATGGCTTTAGCAGCAGCACGCGGATTTACCCTTAGAGTTGGCTTAACAGTTACTTTCTGTTTTGCACGAAGATCATCACCAGATATGCCGGATGGATTGTCATTAGCATTGAATCGACGACCAGCAGTATGCTCGTCAACGTAATCTTGCCCGAAGTATGCAGCGTCACCATTAGGCGTCTGGAACGATGCGCCAGAACCTTTAATAACTGACTCTTTAGACTGACCATGATTAACAGTCTTGCGAGTTACTGCATATGTGTCAGCGCAAAACAGCAGGATCAAGGCCGCTGCTGCATACCGATAATAAATGCCCATCCGCCTATAACCCCGCCGAGAAAGACGAGCGAATAAGCCAGCATGGCTATATCCGCCGAAGTAATTGCCAGTTGTTCCATGGATAAAAAAAGGGGCATTGCTGCCCCTTTCCTCTGTTACGCGGGGCGTTAAGCCTTCTTGACGCCGCGCTTGCCCAGGTCAATGCCCTTGAAGGCCATAGTGATACCGATAATAAGAACACCAGTTGCGCCTACCCAGGCGGCAACGGTAGTGAGATCAACAGCGGCAAAAATTTGTTCCATGTTTTGTTACCTCTTTCAGAGTTTACGAATGACGCCAACAGCGACGCCGATTTTCCAGCCCATGGCCCAGCAGGCGACAGTGAGCATGAAAGATGCGGTATACACGGATATAACACCCTCTACCGTTAAAGTTGTTAGAGACTCAGGCATTTAATCGCCCTGCTCTTCGGAGTTACACCAGCCACAAACAACGTGGCCGTCTTCAATTAGTGCAAATTCGGCTTCGTCGTCTTCAGAGTTGAATGACTCGCCACATTCGTCGCATTCGTAGTCCATCTATGCAGCCTCCTGAGTGGTGCGCAGGCCCAGGTATTCAGAGACATCGACGTCACACTCAGGGCAAACAGCGAAGTAAGGCGGCTTGGTCATATCAACCAGGGCGCCGGAGCGCGTGCATACGCCGCCGTTGAGCTGGCCCATGTTATCGCCGCAGCAGTCACAGAGAACGCGATCTAGAACGAGCATGGGCCGCCCTCCCCTTAGGCCGTTTTAGCGGGCTGATGAACAGCAGCGGGCTTATCAGCAGCGGCCTTGCGACGGGCCTGGCGCGGGTCGACGTTGAAGACGAGACGACCGTCTTTAACTTCGCCACTGACAGGGGCGAGGTACTCACCCTGCGGGAGAACCTGGGAGCGATCAGTGCAGTAATAAGAAAACTTTTGAGGAAACTCGACACCGGGCAATACTGCGAAAGCTTCAGCCATGCAGTAAGGCTTGCCAGCACCGGAAGTGCCTTCACGATAAGAGCAGCTTGCAGTAATGAGAATTTCGATTTGCATTGTTAAACCCTCTTGAGTTGCGGCGCTGGAACTTATGCCAGCATGGTTATGCCCAACCGGGCAGATTAATAGCGCTCACCACAGTAGGGAGCGGACTTTGTATCTTGAATAATTTTCCACTTACGCTCTTTATTGAACTTGGCCAAAGCCTCGACAGAATCAGCAGCAGAGCGAGAGTTAATTGCGTCTTCAGTTTCCTGCATGACAGTGGTAGTAACTTCCATGTTGCGAATACGCTCTTGCATTTGCGCGCGGGAAGAAATACGGCCACCGAAATAGTTATCAAACATGCTTTTCATTAGCCAACCCGCCGAGTGGAGTGATGAACAAGACCCTTCTCGAAAAAGAAAGAAGGAATTTTGGCGGGCACAGCTTCAATAACGCGAATCATCGGAATGACGTTAGTGTCGTCGCGACGATCACAGCGAATATTGATATCGATACCGTAATCCATAAGAATCTTGCGATGACGGTAATAGGTGGCCTTTGCAACCATATCGGCCAAATCATGACCCTGCTTCCAAAGCATATAAGTGCCTAGAACCTTACTTGGCAATTCATGCATTTGCTGATTACTGAGTTCAATTTGCTCTGACATATCAAGTTCCCCTATAAACTGGCGGTACAGAGCCCATAGAGCCGCCGGGGTAAGTGTTTTGGCTGTTTCAAAGCCAAGTGATTTAAGCTTCTTGCTGCGCAAACGAAGCTCGACACGAAGCTTGTTATCGAGCCAATCGTAAATTTCAGTATGCTGGTGAAGTTCTTCAGGAAGACGGTGAGAGCCACCGGCATTGATTTCATCAGCCTTGCAATAACAAACAACAGACCAGTGGGAAGAACCCTTACCGAAAGTTAGAGTCCCACGATTTGTAACTGGGCGGCCATGACGAGACTTACACTTGAACTCGCCCGCACGGAGCCAGGCGCGAACATCGGCCCTACTTGGAAGTTCAAACATTCTGTTGTAATCGATACGGGTGACGCGGTAGTCCCCTCTACGAACCTTTTGACGCTCAAAGTCAGTGGGCTTAAGCCCCACCAGCGAGCACAGTCGAGTAAACGCGTCGAATACGAGAGATAGAACATCGTCGGACCCCACCAAATTGTGACCCTGTAGCCACTTAGAAGGATTGCCATCGAGATAGAGGTGGGTCGCATTGCCCTTCCCGTCGCCGCCTATGCTGCGAACATGGATAGTTGAGTCATGAGAGCCACGGACCAGCATTTTGCGGGGTGTAGACCAAGCGACAGTGCCGTCAGCCTCGACGCAAATGACCTCGCCACTGCTCAAGGGAGCGTGGTGAAGCTCAAGCATGCAAGAGATCCAGTCGATCATGAGCAATCCGTTACAGCGTTACGCGTTACAGGTTGGGGGAACTTATACGCTGTAACGCGTTACAGAGCAACACGTGACAAGATAACCGCCATCAGAGGTACAACAGGAAATGAGCAACGTGACCAAGCCATACCGCGTCCGGGACGAGTTCGTAGACGTGATCAAAGAGCGCCGGATCAACATGATCGTGGAGACCCGCGAGGACGTAGGCGAGGCCGATCTAGTCAATGCGGTGCTGTGGAAGCACCTGAAAGACCTGACCACGAAAGACGTGATGGAATACCGTGAGAAGGTGCTCGGGAAAGACTGATGGGGTGTCTCAAAATGAGACAAAAGTCGGGTATCACCAGTACCCGACTTTTCGGCACCAGCAGCGCCTGGATGATCGCTAGAAAGGCAGGGCTGTCGCCCCTCGCCCCTACGGGCCGATCGCAAATGTGCGGGTGTACCTCACGCGCATGAACGAGCACGCCAACTAGAGCGAAAAGCGGGTTGGACAGTGAAGGGGCGGTACCGAAAACCGAGATCCTGGACGAAAGCTGAAGGCGATTTTGGTACCGTTTAGCGTCGACGTAGATCCTGGCCGGGAGCAAGATGCCGGCGAAGGCGGTACCAAATCAGGTGCGACCCTGGCGATTCAGGCGCGCCAGGAAATGGTCCATAGACTCATCGGCCTGGGGCAAGGTCTCCGGCTCGACGTGGTGCCGCAAACGCAACGGCGCAGTCTCTTTGGGTTGGAACATATCGCCCTGACTCGCCACCTCAGCGAGCTGAATCGCAGCGTCACGTGCTGCTGCCAGGGTCTGCTGGTAGACCTTGGCTTGTTGCTTCAGCTCAGCAATCTCAGAACGCGCATGGCGCAGGTCAGCATCAAGGCGCAACGCCTGGCGAGCTGCATCAGCGAACGCTTTCGACGCGACACGCTCACCGGTGAAGGCAAACATCTTGGCGGCCAATTCGTCGTCGGCCTGGAACTTGACTAGCGGCATATTCAGCGCTCCGGAAAGGCAGATTCAAAGAGGTCACAAACATCGTCGTCCTGATCACACGACCAACAACCAGCGGCGTGAAGGCCAGCGAGAAAGTCACCGAGTCGAACGGGCGAGATCAATCCACGCTCAAGGTCAGAGCAGTAATCATCCAGGCGCTCAACAGCAAGATGGCGATCACCAAGAAGCTGAGTAACGAGAGTGCGAAGACGAGCAAGCCTTACAGGTACCATTTTAGTGCTCCAGGATGTTCTGCAGGTGACAACAATGGTACCAAAACCATCGAGAGACAGCAAGCGCTTTGGTACCAAAATATCAACCAGGTGATCGAGCTCGAGGACTAAAAAGGTACCTTTACAACTCAGAGATCTGTTGCGCGATCAGTCGAAGGCGTTCGACCAGGGCATCAAGTTCGGCTCCCTCTTGCTCTTGGCCAGCGAGGCGACGGCGAGCATCGCGAAGATCTGCGAGCAAAACAGGGTACTGAGAAAGGATCCACTCGACGGCATCGGAGCCCTTGCGCCCTGGGGCGTACAGCTCGGCATCGCGGATGAGGTAG